GCGAGTCGCGCGGCCTCCGCCGGCGGTGAGGAGCAGGTCGTATACATACTTCCCGGGCACCAGCGTCGCCGTGGTCGCCTTCGCGACGACGACGGTGATGTTGCCGCTCGAGTCAAGCGCGATGCCTGTGGTGTCGCCAGAGCCGCCGGATCCGCTCGAGATGTCGAGGATCGCCTGACCGATCGCGGCCTCGTAGGCGCTCTTGACGACCAGCCGGGCCGCATAGCCCGTCAGGTTCACCGGCGAGTCGTTGGAGTCGAGCCACTGGAGGGCCTGCACGAAGGTCGCGTTCTGGTCGATCGTGATGTTGAGCGTGTCGGCCATGTCAGCAGGCTCCGTCGATGGTGTTCTGTGCGCAGAACATGAAGATCTGCTCGCCGCTCTGCGTGACATGCGGCATCATGAGGACGACGGGATTCCCCTGAATCGGCTGGTAGGAGAAGCCCGCGGGGATGTTGGCGACGAGGTAGCCCGGCGCGAGCACCGTCGCCGCATTCGTGTTGAACGCCTCGTTCGCGTTGTAGGCGTTGCTCGTTCCGACGATCCCGCCCGTGATCGTGACGAAGGTGCTCGACGAGACCTCCCATCGCATCTCCTCGAACGAGTACTTCCAGCGGTACAGGAACGAGCCCCACGCCGAGTAGCCGGTGATCTTCGCCCAGAAGTACGGGAGCGCCTTCCCCGGCGTCTCGGTCGCCTTCGCGGCCTGCGGAAGCGCGGGCCCGTAGCGCTCGACGACGCGCGTGAGATCGCGCTGCCGGTTCATCTCCACGGCCGTCAGCGCACCGTCCCCTCGCGTGAAGCGGGTGCGCGTCATGGCGGGCAGGTCCTCGTCAGGTAGTCCCATTCCTCGGCGGTGAACAGGAGCTCGAAATCGACCTTGTCCTTGTATGGCTGGAACCAGTAGACCGACGCCGCGGTGCCGATGCCGCTCGTGCCCGTGAGCTGCACATTGCCGTTGATGTCGAGCTTCGGGATCTGCTTGAGGTGGTACTTCTCGTCGGCGAGGATCCGGTAGGTGATCTGATACCACTCCGGCCCGACCTCGCTGATCACGGCGGACCGAAAGAGAAGCTGACCGACCGGGAATCCGAACGCCTCGACCTCGTTCCGGCGGTTCAGGTATGACAGGTACGCGACCTCCGAGTCGAAGCAGTCGGTGGTGTCGTAGAGCGTGTCGATCTGAAGCTCGACGGTGTTGATCGGAACCGCGATCGGGCGTCCCTGCTGGTCGACCGCCGTTCCGCCGATGTCCGCCGTGCTCACCGGATCGCCGTTCGTCGGAATCGTGACCCCCTCGCGGTAGAGGTCGAACATCCGGTCGGCGGACTGGCATTGCCGACGCACGAACGGCGGACGGGCGACGAATCCCTCGGTCGTCGCGTCGCAGCGGTTCGCGAAGGTCTCGTACTCCGCCCGGATGTCGAAGTTCGAACTGTCCGGAATCGGCTCGAACGCGATCCGACGGCAGATGAACGAACTCGTCGAGGTCAGCCGCTCCCGGATCGCGACCGAGTACTGCGACCAAAGCTCGTTGATGAGTTCCTGCGAGTTGTCGAGCGCCGCACCGCCGGTGTTGGCGGTGTCGATGAGTGCGGTGAATGTCCGCACGAACCGGCTCGGCTGGCCCGGCGTGACGATCTCGACGGCCCGCGTGTCGGTGGTCTCGATGATCGAGAAGTCGGGCATCAGCGCACCCCCCCGACCTTCTGGTTGATCTCGCGGAGAAGCTCGACCTGCCTGCGGGCCATCATCAGCAGCTCCTCGCTGCCCATCGTGCCCGTCTCGGTCAGTCGCCGTCCGTTGACGGTTCCCGTCACGCCGGCCCGGAAGGCGCTCGGCTGCTGGCCCATGTCATAGATCGAGTTCTTCGCGTCGCTCCACATGGACGCGGTGGCGCCCTTCAGGGTCCTCGTCCACTCGAAGTCGGTCGATCCGAAGGAGGCGAGGTACATGACCGTCTCGACGATCGACGCGAGCGCCGTCGCGAATCCCGTGATGACGAGGCCCGCAGACCTGATCGCGCTCTCGACGCCGTTGAATGTCGCCTGAACGGCACCGCCGACGACCCCGGCCACAGCGCCGAACGCACTCATTCCGGCCGACGAGTCGTCAAGCCAGCCCTTCAGCTTCGTGTCGAGGATGCCCGTCAGGACATTCAGGACCGGAGCAAGGGATCGGGCGGCCGCGAGCTCGAGTTCGCGGAAGGTCTTGGTGATCGAGTAGATCGACTCGCGGGTCTCCGCGAACCGGAAAAGAGCCTGCCTGGTGATGCGGCCGAACTCGTAGATCATCGCACCGGACAACGCGATCGCCGAGAGGCGACCGGCGATCGGAAGCCTCTGGAGGCGCTCGACGACACCGGCGATTCCCCTGGAGAACTCGCTCGTCTTCGCCGCGATGTTGACGAACAGGTTGCCTACGACGGCCATCGTTCACTTCCTTGCCTGTATCGCGTTCGCCAGAACCGACTCCAGCCCGTCCTCGGACCCCTCGTCAGACGAGAGGTAGTCGGACCACTCGCGAAACTCGACCGCATCCATCCGTTCGCACAGCTCGCGAACCGTCATTCCCAGATGCCCGGCCAGTCGGAACATCAGTCTCCGAACGGGCCGGGTCACGCTTTTTCCCCGCCGATCTCCTGCGACCTCAGGCCGCAAAGCCTCATGCACTCGTCCATCGCCGGCTCGATCGCTCCGGAATCGAGTTCGCTCAGCGCCGTCTCATCCTGCTCCGCGAAGAGCGGCTTGCCGTCCGCGTCGCACGCGCACAGGCGAAGCATGCGGGCCCGGATGCCGCGGATGTTGCCCCGGGACTTCTGGATGAAGACCTCGAGGGCGTCCCTGTCGTTCAGCGAGATCGCGCGAAGGCTGATCTCCCCGCCCAGAACGGGCAGGAAGACCGACGACATCCGCGGCTTCGCGTTGAGGATCTGTTCCTTGGTCAGCATGGGTCAGGACTTCGTGATTGCCCCGTCGATGTCGAGAACGAGGGTCGCAACGAGCGCGTCCTCGCCGTCCGCCTCCGGCCCGTTCAGGGCCTCGACAAACGCGTTGAAGGCGAGCGTCGTCCCGTCCGGGAAGACGACCTCGCAGGCCACCGACGCCGGCGCCGTCGTGGACGAGTACGCGGCGCTCAGCGTCGACCAGAATGTGTTGTGCACCGTCTCGTTGTAGTAGAGCTCGACCGTGCACTTGCCCGCGTCTGGACGGCCCGGCAGCTTGCGGGCGTGCGTGCTCGCGAGCGGGGTCCGCTTCACCATCTGACGCGTGACGCCGGAGAACTTGACGCTCTTCACATCGTCGATCAGCGTCGACGCGAAGCTGAATGTGGTTCCGTATGAGACATTGCCTGCCATGGTTCACCTATGCAAGGGCTGGTGTGCGGTGTAGGACCGTGAACTCGACGACGACGGAGTAGAGACCCTCCGCGGAGCCGTCGAACGGATCGATGAAGAGCGACCGGCTTCCCGTGTGCCGGATCGCGACCGGGCTGATCGTGGCGAGCGTCGTCACTCCGGCGAGCGCCTGCCTGACGAGTTCCGCAAGGGCGATCGAGTCGGCGACCTTGGTCGTGACGCACTCGTATTCGATCGTCGTCTCCGACAGGCCGACCTCGCTCCGAAGGCTCTGCTTCGGCCCCTCCGCAACCGACCGATACACGATCGCGGGAAAGACCGAGTCCTCCTGACGCTGCCACGGGTAGATGCGACCGCCGACGACCGCGGTCACGCCAGCGTTCGAGGTGAGGACGGCACGCATCTCGGACTCAAGAGACACGCATCCCCCCTTCCGCCTGGTCCAGCATCCGGGCAAGCTCGACCTTGAATCGATCGATCGCAGCCTGCTTGTGCTCCTCGAATGCCTTCGTCATCATCAGGTTGCCCCTGACGCGACGGCCCGAGCGGCGATTGAGGAATCCCCATTCGATCAGGTGGGACAGCCGATTCGTCTTCGCAGCCCTGTACATGACCGACAGGGAGATGCTCGCGATGCCGCGCCGCATCGAACGCTTGAAGCCCAGACCCTCCGCCATGTTGACGCGGACATTCTTGCCCGATCGGTTCATCCCCCGGAACGCCGAGATGATGTATCGCCTCGCCGACTGGCGGATGTCCTTCAGGATCGGAAGGCCCGCCTTGTTGATGATCTGACGCTGCACCTTGCGGTCCAGCGCGTTGAAGCGGCGGATCAGGTCGTTCGCGTTCTCGAAGCCCACGGACAGTGGAGCGGCCATCAGACCATCTCCTTGCACATGAGGTCCAGCTCGCGACCGATCTCCATGTAGTTCAGGCGGCTCGTGACCTGAAAGGTCCGTCCGTTCCAGCGGATGCGGTACTCGGGTCCCGTCAGGTCCGGCGTGTACCGAAGCGTGATCCGGTGCGTGACCTCGCCCTGCACGACCATCGCCCGCTTGGGCTCGTCGCCGGAGACCGGCATGATCTCGGCCCACGCCTGCGCGACCTCGCGCCATGTGACGATCGGCTGGCCGTGCGCGTCGGGGGTGCGCACCGGCTGCTCGATCGAGACCCGCTTGCGGAGGCGACC